CCCGAAGTCAAACGTCATAGAAATCGAACCATATAGCTCAACACCCATAGTGTAAGTAGCAGATGTCATGCTAGTAATTGTGGCGAGTGTTGAGGGACTGCCTGATATGTCTTTAACAATACACTGTAGGGAATCTGCATCGTAAAGAAACTCTAACGTTGTGTTCTTTACTGTAGCGGCAGTATTATCAACGCCATTCTTTCTAATATTACCCGCCGAACCAGCGGCAAATACATTTTCATCACCCGCACCAGTACCAAACATAGCATCAACTAGAGCAACATCAGACCGGACTAATCCTACCTTAAATTCAGTAGTTGATCCGTTAACATCGGGCGTTACAACTTTAAAACGCCACTTACCAGTTGTTGGGAAGGCTATTGTTGCTCTTGCCTGATCACTTGCGGTTGTATTTTGGGTTAAAGTTAGATTTCCGGCAGACCAAGCAAGATTTCCAGCCTCTGTATCTAAGGGGTTGCCTGTTGCGTAATTACCAGTATCACTCCCACTATCCGTAGGGGTGTCTGTTGTTTGCTGTGCCGCAGCCTCGCTGAATCCGGTTTCGGCAAAATCATTATCATTACCGCTAACGTCAGTGCCAGCACCGTCACCTGTGCCGGGAGCTACTGCGAAATCCAGCCAGAAGCCATTATTGCCAAATGTTAATGCGCTAGGATCTTTAGGAATCCAAATTCCGTCATCATTAAATTCACCAAATTCACTAGCGTTAGTCGAGGCAGTACCATCTAAAAACACGACTTCAGACATATAGCCGTTATAGTCAGAAGACCCTGAAGAATTCGCCCCGATATAATGAGCGACTGCACTATCGGTTTCACTATCAAAGTTTAGACTAGGGTTGGTATCAGTACCAAAGGCGGTTACTTGAACACCATTCACAAATAACCTCATACGGTCACCCGCAGTGGAGCTAGCACTGTCAAATACACAGACTATATTCATCCAGGCTGTCGGGTCTCGGAATACTTGAGTAGTATATAACGCTCCTTCCACAGAACCAGACCCACTCTCCACTCTAAACCGGAAGGTGTCGTCTGAGTGAAAGCCTATATAATCATTATTAGGGGCAGCGGCTCCTGCAAATAGAATTTCCTGTACGCCTAGTTCTCCTCGCTTCACCCAGAAGGAAGCTGTCCACGCCTTATTATTAGTGGGTGTGCCTAGCGTCTTACTTAACCAATCGTTAGACCCATCAAACCATACCGAATTTTCGATAGTATAAGAAGCCTCACCCGTAGACGCCCACCATTGTGAACTAGAAAGTACCATTATGCGAAAGCCAACTGCGGTGCGCCTAATTGAATAGAACCCGCCGCCTTTACAAAATATGGGATGATATCAACCGCATTTGCTGCGGTAGAAATAGTCAGGCCAGATCCTCCAGGTGTTTCATAATCCGTTCCCAAGGAAAGCGTTCTGGAACCTGTGCCGTCCTGAATAACGACGATAATCCCAGATTGGCCCACTGTTTCCGTAGTAGGATTATCTAATGTAACATTACCCGTAAAGGTCAGGATGAAATTCTGATAAGCGTTAAAGTCGAGTGTAACACCGCCAGTATTTGTAGTATCCGTTAAGGTTGCCCCAATTGCGGCCTTACCAAATGTAGTCATCTGGTTTTCGTCAATTGACATTGCAGGGGTTGTACCAACCGCCGAACCCAGACCTATTACAAGATCATCAGCCGAATCATCAAGTCCTATGTAATAGTCTTGTGCATTACCGTCGAAGACGATCTTGGCATCTTCCGTTGCCCCATCACCGATTGTTACGGCATCGTCCGTGATGGAAAGAATATTATTTGTTCCTACGGTAGAGCCTTCTCCAATAATGAGTTTATCGGCGCTGTCATCCAAGCCAACATAAAAATCTTTAGCGTAACCGTCAAAAACGATCTTAGAATCGACTTCCGTACCATCACCGATTGTTACAGCATCATCATCTAAGGTAAGGATACCATTAGTACCTACGGCAGATCCTACTCCAATAACAAGTTTATCGGCGCTGTCATCGAGTCCGATATAGAAATCTTTGGCATTACCGTCATAAACCAGCTTAGTGTCTTCATCCGTACCGTCACCGATTGTTACAGCCGCCGCCGGGAAAACAACGGCTTGATTTTCATCGATGGACATTGCCGGGGTTGTGCCAACCACGGATCCAGAACCAATGACAAGATCGTCCGCTGAATCGTCTAGGCCGATATAGAAATCTTGCGCGGCACCGTCGAAGACAATCTTAGTGTCTTCTGCCGTGGCATCACCAACCGTAATTGAATCTGACACATACAAGTTAGCAAGCGCATCAACAACTGCCGCACCACTTCCCGCACCATCACAATATACTACAGCAGAGGAACCATTGGGTACGGTGATATTTGCACCAGACCCTTGACTAAGAATAACGCTGTACGGACCACTAGATCCAGAATCTGTGGTAGCGTTTATTATAATAAAATAAGCCGCCGTGGTGTTAGGTGCTATAGTAACCGTATTGTTGGCACCCAACGCTCCTGTGAATTTAATCACACGATACATACCAGCTTGAACGTTAGATGTACCAGAATCGGGAGAGGCTTCCCGGACGGTTAACGTATGCGTTGTTCCTGAAATGGCTACCGCACTATATGCTGCAATGCGGTCTATGATATCCCAGTTGTAATTAGTTGTTGTTCCCCAAGCACCAGATTGGTCGCCAGACCCCATTTCTTCGATGCCGAAACTTGTTGTATATGAAGAAGCCATATCCTTTTCCTTATGCTGCTATCTGTATCCAATTGGCGGATTGAGTAGTGTCAATTTCTTGCCAGATCAAGGCTACACCAACCGCCGTAGACGCTTGAACCCCAGTAGGTGTGACAGTCATAGATATTCCTGCTGTTGCAGTACCTACTTCAGTAGCGGCTGAGACTCCTGTGACTGATTGAGTTACAGGTATATAAACAACTGGAGATCCTATACCTGTAGATGCTGAAACGCCAGTAGGTGAAAGATTAACACTCACACCTGGAGTTACTGTACCCACCGCTGTAGAAGCAGAAACTCCTGTTATACTAACGGTTATAGGAAGACTAACCGTTGTCGTACCCACCGCTGTAGAAGCAGAAACACCCGTAATGGAAACAACCCCAGGACCGTTCCACGGCCCTGAATTCCAGGTTTCTCTGCCCCAACCGTTAAGGGTGGTGTTATCTGCCACTAAGAGATCCTTATAGCCGCATTATTTGCATCGTTTGCAGGCCACTGAATAGTGAAATCCCCTGCACTGGAAGATTTCGCTGACACAAAATCATACATCGCTACCGCAGGATATGCCGCGTGATTAGTTGTAGAACCAGTACCCGCAGTAGATAAGGTAGAGTTATATATCAACGCTCCCATTGCATTGGAAATAGTAGATGTTGACCATGTGGTATCTGCAAAATCCAAGTAGGCCGTTGTCGTTCCACCGCTATTATCACCCATACCAAGTGTCACACTTCCCAGAGTCGCGCCACCGGCTGAATAAGCCGTACCCGTTACTTCATTACTCGTAGTGTAACCAGTAGTATCCTGATCTATGGTGGCGCTATCGGTGAACATTGCTACTTTAAATGTATCGGCACCAATAGCACTAGAACCCGTGCGTGTATGAGCAGTCCAAAAATGTATTCCAGCCATTGCTTCAGCTTTAAATGTTCCGCAAACAGCAGATGTTCCAATAGCCATTACAGCCTCCTTATAATTTCAGCAATGTCTTCGTGACCTTGCTTTTTCATCAAAGCCCAAATTGTAGTTCGTTCGCTTTGCGCCATTCTATTCATATAAAAAATTAGGATGTCCTTCAACCTATCCTTATACGCTAAAGCCTGTTCTCGTATAACAGGCGGCGCATCTTCCGAAACCAGCATAATCTTATTCAATGCCATCTCAGCCATTTCTTCAGGAGAATGCCCCCTATCGGTAGATGTAAAAACAGCCACCTCTCCAATCTCAGAATTACCAGAAGCATCGAACATTACTGCACCGCCCTGCGGACACGATCATAGCGATATTGATCCCTTGTTTGTAGCCCTTCTCCAAGATTTTTCATCCACTGAATAGATTCTTGAAACCTGTTGTTATATAAAGAAAGAAGATCCTGTTCCCCTTTCATAAACGTATAGGCTTCCACAAGGCTACCGTATAAAAGAACAAGATCTGCATTATCTCCAAGCCAACTGGTTCCATCAGAACTTGTCGTTATGGAAGTCGGACGATAAAAATAATGAAGCTCCATTGAAAAATCAGCATTAGGAGTCGGCGCTAACAAAAAAGTGCTGGAATCCCAATCCGCATAATAACGCGGAACTCCAGTGGTAGTCGGATCCGGCGTATAATCCTGTAAAAAAGTTACTTGCTTATAAAGCAAAAATTCTTTGCTTGACGAATTAATTACACTCAAAGAATTTTGAGCCAAAAAATCCGCAGGTTTTTCCAGATACTCATTTCCGTTAGTCGCGCTACCTTGGGAATTTTTACGAAAAACATCTAACTGACATTCCTTCAGAATCCGCTCTTCCGCATTCACAATAAAAGCAGGCAACTGAGTGACAAAGGTAGTCTCTGCATTTTGCGTATAATCCTGAATCGCTGTTTTTAATGTAGTAAAAGTATATGCCATATTATGCGCTCACCGTTACAGGACCCGCAGAGGATGTACCTCCTCCACCATCAACATTACCTACCGTAGCTGTTCCACTACCCGCAGTAAAAGTGTACCTATCATCATTCACCTTTGTAATAGAAAAACCAGCCGCTGCCTCAATAGTCGCTGAAAGAAAACCATCAAAGTCTTCTACAGAACGAAATCGAACGGTGTCTCCCGTGCTTTTACCATGACCCGGTTGTGTGACGGTTATCACAGCACTGCCACTGGACCCGGATCTAAACGCATCATATTCTAAAAGAACCGTAACAGCGGGCTCCGTTCTATCCGGACGCGGGTTACGAAGAGCCTGGGGGTCTCCCACCAC